TGCAAGTCGATATCTGCGCCGCCTCCTAGATGGGCTTAGTTGCCTGCCTTGGAGGGTGTTGGAGGGGCATCTCCTACTGTTCGTAGGTTATGTTGGGTGGGCCAACACGTAGAAGCACTTGTGCTTCTCAAGCTGACGACCATGTTGCTAACGCACTATGTGCTTTGCATTCAACTAGAAGTTGACCTAACATCTTAGCGCTCTACGATCAAGTCCTAACGTACTTGGTTCAGTGATCTTAGAGACGCCGTCACAACTTACGGACCTGAACTGCTGTCAAGGCAAGGAACCATGCGATCACCCTCTCGCATGCAGGCCGAACATCCACGACTCTGGAACGATGGGTACGGGATGCTGGTTTGTGACGGGAGAAGATGGACTACAACCACCATTGTAGAATGGGGTTGTGCAATGTGGGGAGAGTGCCCGCATTGAAGCAAACAACTAACTGACTGTCAAGTGCACTGTGCTGCGGCCAGTCCACTATATGCTTAACGCAAACTAGAACGACATTGATCTTTATCACACACCACCATGTCAGAAGCAACTACCGAACAAGAAGGGGACCCAACTTCAACCACTCAGAACCTCGATCAAGCTATCGATGCGCACTATGCGCTAAACGAGCCAGATGACTCCACAACCGCCTCATCAGCGACTGTGGAGCCATCGCAACACCAAACATCCAGTATGGGGGGATTTACCTCATACGAAATAGCACATCGCTACTTCCCTGTTCGCGCGACGGCGCGACAGATAGTCACACGCTTTCTCCGGCATCCGACTGCATCATACTACAAGTTGATCAAGAACTTGTACAATGCAGCTGAGCCTATGGACCGTTGGTTGTCACCCATAGAGTTAGAGGACTTCGATCCTAAGACTTACGACTTCGAAGAGCCAGACGGAGAGACAGACAAACACATAGCTGAACTACTTACTAACCAAGCGTTAGTACAAACATGCTTTGTTGACTACACCAACATCCGCGGACCCAGACATGCTCTCAGGCCTTCAGTCATCACTGAACAGGTTGGCGCTGAGTCCATCTTGGTCTCAAAGCTCTACCACGAGCGATCTCGTCAGGCCATCGCCGACAACAGAGCCACTTCAGAGGCCATCTCAGTGCTCAACAGTGCACTACAACACGGCGTTGGGACCTCGTTGGCTGGACCCTTTTGCACTCTCTTGACTGCCTTCGCCACTGAGTTCAGGTCGCTCAGTCCAATGACTCTTGGGGAGTACGCTGCTCCATTGAAGATCGTCTGTCACAGAGACAGCTTCCAGAGCAGCTGGCGTAGTCAGTCGTCTTTCTCCATCTGGACTTCGTCCGGATGGTTCGCTACAACACAGAGCCACTATGTAGAACTAACTGATGCGCTACTCCACAAGCCTGACCAGGCTGCGCTCTGGTTGTTCGCTCTGACGCTGCGGCGCGTGGCGTTCCAGACACTGCATGTGTACAGC